AGCGCTTTCCTACATTTGGGCTATCAGGTATTTTTATTAAACGCATACAGATTTGGATCTTTAACAAGCATATACCCCATTGCGCGGGGCATAGCGCCGCTTTTAATCACATTGGTTTCCATTTTAATATTGAATGAAATGCTCGAGATATCTCAGATCGTCGGCATTGTATTAATATCTGCTGCCATAATATGTTTTGGTATTAAACAGTATCGCCTTGCTAATGCCGAACTAACTGGGCTTCTGCTTTCCAGTGGACTAGTCAACATACTAGTGATGTTTCTTCGCAGAATGGAACTAAACGTTATGGTAATTTTGCTTATGTCTTTAGTCCTGCTTCAGCACAACATGATGATACAAGCAAACGTTTTGTTTATACTTCTCAAAACCAAGTACCATCACAGTGGACAGACCAAACACCACCTCCTACACTCAATTACACTATTGCTATGACTAGTGCTCAAATGCGTGATCAAGCAGTCAACAAAAAGTTCTTCCCAATACTGTCTCCATATCCTATATGGACTATGGGATCTCGTCCAGGATCTATGAACTATACACAGACAAATCTTGATCCAGTTGTTTATATTTCTCCTGGTAGACCATTTGCTTTACTTGATAACGGTCAAATATTTCCTAGATTTTTTGATGAGGTTGATGAAGAAACAGTACCAGCACAAACAGCATCAGGAACAGGTCTTGCAGAAATAGATCACTATGATTTTTTAAATAGCACTGCGATAACAGACTCAGTTTATCTCCAAACAAGTAGAGAATTTGTAAAAGACAAGAGACCTAGGACTGGATTACTATATCCTAGAGGTAATACATATAGACCTGATCAAAACTAGTATAAATAATACAGCAAATAATATATTAATATGGCAGACACAAAGAAAGTCGAGGAGAAACCGAAAGGTATCTTCGGCAAAATCAAAGAGGCTGCAGATGATAAAGAGGAACAACTAGCATACTTAGCAACTCTTATAAGGGTGATAGTTCTCGTGTGGTCTGCTGGAATTTTAACTTTAAACTACGTTAAAATACCTGGATATGACGCAGGAGAAAAGATTGATCCAACTTTCATAGCTTCGGTCTTCACAGGAACTTTAGCTACTTTTGGCGTCCAAACGGGAGGTAAGAAGAAGAAGCCAGGTGATCCTGATAGCAGTGCTAACATATCTAAAAAGGATATGGAGTTTCTTATTGCTAAAGCATCTGAGACTGCTCCTGCACAAACCATCAGGATTGAATCAGGTCCTGTAAAAATCGTTCCCGATACAAAATAAATATCATGCAAAAAATTATTAATGGAATCGCTATTTTCTCAGGTGCAGTAGCACTAGGAATAGTTGGTCTCGGTGGATATGTATTCATTAGAAAGGATGCAATCATTGAAGACGTTAAATCAAAAATTACAGAGGCAGCACTAGGATCAGTCACTGGTTCTCTACCAGACATGCTTCCAAATGCAACTGGTCCAGCACTTCCTTCTCCTACTATCCCTAAGTTTTAAGAGGTTATCATGCTTACTAATAAGTGGAAGTGGATATCATTCGGTGTGGTAGGCAGTCTATTCGCTGTCTCACATCTTGGTATGATAGGGTACATTGCTACAAGAGAAAAAGAAGCACCACTACCATCAGTGGATTTACCTGTAGGTCCTTATACATCATATAAGGTAAGTGTGTCAGACGAGGGATATGCTATTTCATATTCAGCAAACGATCCTAAGAAAGCATTCATCACTAAAGATATTAAAGAGAAAGCAGGATTCTTAGGTTTAGCAAACAATACTACTCAAATCACTGAAGAGTACTTCATGGATGGTAAAACTAACCAAGGCGGTCCTGTATCTAACAACAGATCTTGGATAGACAATCCACCAGGTTTGACTCAAGGTCAAGCAGCAGAGATAGGTGCTGAAAGAATCGCATGTATCAAAGCAATAGGATCAGGAGAAGGTACAGGTAGAGTAGTTGGCACTAGTATTGGTGCAGCAGCAGCACCTAGTCTTAGCACTATACCATTCGTAGGATGGGTAGCAGCAGGATGGGTAGCAATGTTTGGTGGTAACCAAGGTGCAGAGATAGGTGGCAATATGGCAGAGGAAATGAGCAAGGACTGCTAATGACAATCCCCACTATAGTGATAAATGGTGGCAATGTTCCTACAATCAGAACAACAACGATTTTCATGCCACCATCATGGTTGACTGACAATCCTCCTACTGCAATCCCTATCTACGGACCAGTAGCAAGTCCTGATATGATAGGGGTTCCTGTTATTGATATACCTGGATGTGTAGAAGCACATGAGCAGAACAGTAACAGTATAATGAAGAACAAAAATCTAGAGAAGGATGACCCCGATGGTGTCGTAGTTTATTGCGATGCAGGGGTTCCTTCTTATGATGCAATGAATTATGAACCAGAGCAACTAATAATAACAAGAGAAGCACAAGTACCACCTGTAGCACCACCACCAGATGTTGAACCACCAGAAGTTCCTCCTACTGGTGACTTAGGAAAGAAAGAAGATGTTCCTTGTCCTGGTCCTGGTAATTTAAGAGTTGGTGACTTAACACAATCAGGTGATGAAAGAGTTGTAGGTCATAAGTTAAGTGAAGATGGTAAGATCTGTGAGACAATATATGAACCAACCACCGCAGTCGAAAAATTTATTCCCTCTACAAATCAGGCAACAAATGCACTTGCAATTGCAGTTATCGCAACAGCAGGTGCGACTGCCACACCAATTATATTAAGAATAGTCAAACCAATTCTTACGAAGATATGGAAAACGATACAGAAAAAGATGGGTAAGAAAGTTACACCACCTACCCGTGCAGAAATTCAAGCAAATAAGTATCGTGAAAAGAAAGGATTACCACCTTTGAAGAAAAAATAATTACTTTTTAGTATTACCAATTGATATCTCTTTTAAAACACTTGCATCTTTACTGATAGGTGGTTTTACTGGTATCTCGTGTGTATGATTCGCAACTACACCTGCTGGATTTATTAACATCACATCTTCACATACTTTAGCATATTCTGTACCAGGTTTGAAAATTATTCCAGCCTTCATTAGTTCTCCACAGTTCTTTAATCTTGCAATTTCAAAGTCTAATCTTTTATTTGCAACAGATTGATTCATTAATGCTATATTTGCTTCTGCTGCCTGTTTACATTGCTCTTGTAGTTTCTTATCTAATGGTTTTGACCAAGTAGCGGATATACCTACTGATAATGTGCTACTATCTTTCTGTCCTGTTCTTGTTGGTTTATAATATAAAATTTCACCTGGATTGTCTGGAACATCGTTATTATCTGCGTCTACATTATTGTACACGGGATCCATATAATAAGATTCATATGGACGCTTGACTGCAATATTTCCTGTAGCGAATGGTGTTATGTTCATGGTAGGACCTTGACATTGTATACCATTTCCATATGTGTTAGTTATATACGGTCCTTGAAGCACTTGTATAGCTTGATTGGTCACTGAGCCACTGGAATTGGCGACTGGATTTGCTGTCGCTGAAACACCACCTATATCACTCGCAAATGTAGGGGATGCTGTACCTAACAAACAAACTGAAATCAGTTTGAGAAGGTGCTTGTTGTATTTGTGACGCTTTGTATAGTTGTGGTTCTCTGTATTATTGTGTGATTTGAAAGACCTGGGCCAGAATAACTTTCTGTGAATTGAAAGGCATCTCCTGGCGTTGTTAGTGTAAAGTTTGGTTTGTTGTTTAGATCCAATCCTGTCCATGTTGAAGTCACCCCATTCAGTGTATTACTATTTCCAGTTGTTGATGGTGACGAAATAGTATTTCCATCGTGTTGTATATTTGTACCCGTAATAACGTATTGATACCCTGTATCATAATTCATCGAATTGATCGTCTCCGTCACGGTTGAAGTCGTTTCGGTGTTTGAGGTCATCGAGCCCTGGGTAAAATTAGGGACGACTGGCACAGCAGTCGCAGTCCTCGCATTCGCAAGGACAAACACACCCACAATTAGGACAAGGTACTTTTTCATCTGTCATTATAGCACAAACTTATTGGACGGTCAACTCATTGACAAATTGGCCAGTCGCCACAGTACCAGCTCCACCAGCTGTTATTGTCATAACTCCTTGAGTTGTGATTGTACCAGCTAAGTCACCAGCGGTACCTGCTGCAGTTGAAACTTGGTCCGAGAAGTTACTTACAGCACCGACTGATGGTGCAGATTGTGATACTGCGTCGCCTTGAACGTATGTAGCAGAGTAGCTGAAACTTGCACCTGGTACGTCTTGAGTTGCTGCGATTGTGCCTGGACTCATGACACCTGATGTGATAGTGCCAGCAGATACTGTGTTAACAGTTGTGCCATCTGTTGTATCAACACCGTTTCCAGAAACACTCCAAGAGCTTCCAATTCTTTCAACCTGTGTTGCAGCTGCGTTCACTTGTAATTGAACACTTGAACTTAATTTATGTGTAATATCCGCAAATGCAGGAGAACTAAAACCCGCAAACAATAATATAGGTAATAGTTTCTTCATTTGTAAATTTACCTATTAACGTAGCTTTATTTAGCAAACTTTAACTTATGGTTTGCAAACTGAAAAAATGTGTTATAATATAGGTACAGTTATATGACACTATGAAGTTATTTTTGGATACCGCTGATACAGAATTGATAGAAAAACATTTTCAAACTGATTTGATTGATGGTATCACAACAAATCCTACTCTGATTATGAAGAGTGGTAGAGACCCAGAAGAAGTCTATCAACAACTAATAGATTTAGGTATTGATGACATTGGTATGGAAGTTGTTGGTGACTTTGACGAAATGTATATGGAAGGGTTACGTCTATCCAGAAAGTTTGGAAAGAATGCAACAATCAAAGTTCCTTGTACTCCTGCAGGATTAAAAGTATGTAAGAAGTTATCAAGAGACTTGGTAAATGTAAATGTGACATTGATATTCTCAGCAGCACAAGCAATACTTGCTGCGAAGGCAGGTGCAAAGTATGTTTCACCTTTTGTTGGTAGAGTTGATGATAATTCATTTGATGGTATTGAGTTGATTGATCAGATAAGTGATGTATATACAATACAAAATATAAGAAAGACAGAAATACTTGCAGCATCAGTAAGAGATGTAAAAACAGTATCAGATTCTTTTGGTGCAGGAGCACATGTTGTAACTATGCCTCCTTCTGTCTTTGAGAAAATGTACAATCACGTTCTTACAGACAAGGGTTTGTACCTCTTTGATATGGATTGGGCAAAGGTCAAAAGGTAAAGAAATCAACACACTTGACACACTCTCGACGTTGTGTTACAATAAATACCATTACATAGAACAACGGGATCGAAAGATCGTGCCCCTGCGTAGAATGTAAAATTCTAGTCGAAAGAATTTCCATCCGCAGGTTTTTTATTGCTTGCGAGATACTATAAAAAAAAATGATTAAATCAACAATCGCTGCTGTAGCAGCATCCCCTTTCCTATTCGCTGGTGCGGCTTTTGCTGGTCCTTACGTCAATTTGGAAGCAACTGGTTCTTATCCTGATGGTGCATATTCATCTGGTGGAATCGAAGCAGTAGTCGGATATGAAGGAGCTACAGAGTCAGGAATCGGTTGGTACGTTTCTGGTGGTCCTACAGTAACTCATACAGAAACAGCTGACGAGTTCGGTGATGTAGAATTCATCGGTTATGTTGGTGGTTCATATGATAAGTTCTACGGTGAACTATCAGCAGTAACCAACGAAGACCTTGTTGATTGGGGTGCAAAAGCAGGTGTTAAGTTTACATTCTAGGCTTTAGTAACAACTTTACAAAGACCTCTACATAGTAGGGGTCTTTTTTATATAATGAATTTACTCAAACATCCGTTGTTTCAGATCAATATGATATTGGTTTGTTCTCTTGTGTTCATAGAGTTAATGCATGTCAACTATCACAGAACAGCATCACCTTGTCCTGTACAGCAAATAGAGATGGAAGATGATTGGTGATATATAGTTATGATATCGTAACATTTTGTAATGACTAGCAAAGCAAAGACACTATTAAAAGTTGGATTACCACTCGTTATAGTAATCCAACTTATCTCAATCACATTTTTATTGGCGAAGATGAGTAAAGATAAAGCATTCTCCTGTAAAGCAGTCGGTAATTATTTTGTCTGTAAACAAATAGAATTAAAATGATATATAATATAACGATTACATTATGTAAGTGAATGAAGTAAAGGTAAGAATGTTAAAAATGGAACCAATTAAGGTGAGGTGTAAATCCTGTAGTAAGGAGATTGTAGCTGCTGCAGGAAAGTCAGTATGTTGTGGTTGTTCAAATATGACAACTATCAAAGGAGATGTCATATCTGCTGTTGATTTAAGCAAAGTTATTATGCTCAATACATACACAACGAAGAAAGATAGTGGTATATCACAAGAGCAAATTGAGTGGCAAGAGCAACGTAGTAAACGTAAAATTCGTAAGTTAGACTTTGAAGTTCGCTAAATAATTGAACTTAGACCAGAACTCACCACTCTTTTCTATACGTGAGGAGGTCATAAGGGAAGAATTTTAGAGACGAATGGATATCAAAAAAGAACTCGATGCAGTTCAAAAAAAGATAGACGAAATTAAGAAAAGTCAGGAAACCCTCAAGAAGATCGCTGACTTACAGGAGAAACAGGACAAAAAGATGGCGAAACGACCATATAGTGGTGGTTATGAGATGATATGATATAATACATATTAAAAAGCAATCCGATATGTTCAAAGCACTAATCACAGAGTTTCCTCTGTCTGATGTTCCCAAGGAGAGAACAGTCACAGAGGAGAAGATACGGAAGTACACCTACACCAAAGAGGAAGTAGATGTGCTAATTTCTAATGCTGTCAGAGAGGCAGTTGAAGAAGCAAAAAAAATTGATGAAGAATCAATGGCAAAGCACAATCGTGATGCCACTGTTATAAGTATGATTCTTGGATTCACTACTCTTGCTTTATTTGTAGATGGATTGTTAAGAATGTTTGGAATTATTCCACCATTTATGGATCTTGATGTTAATATATTAAATAAGATTGAAACTGATATTATAGATAAGATAAAACAAGTTCCAATTCAAAAAATATTACAATCAGGTTTTAGATGAGCGACACTTTAATCTTTATATACCTTGTATTCTTTGTAATACTATTTGCTTCCACGTTTGCGTTTATGTGGAGGATGATGTCATCAACTATCGCAGAGATGGATAGAAGACCTACAAGGTCATATTCAGATTCGATGAAACCTTATAAACCACCAGCTCCACACCCAGAGATGGAGGGTGTTAGAACTGGAGAAGAGTTGTTAGTATATACACCAGAGGAAGAAGAAGATGATGATGACGGAGATATACCTGTATCAAGGTAAAAAATTTTATTATGTTGACTATTCCTTTTTATCATTACAAAGTTAATAATTGGAGAGAAAAAAAAGAACAACTATTAGATTTTGTATCAACTTTATCATTTAAATTTAATGATGAAATTACTGATTTGTACACTACATACGGTGATGATACTTCATCTATACCATTCAAAATTCTTCAAGATGATATTTTAAAATTTACTACTGAGGTAGAATACTCTGGTGATATGCATGCCGAAATATGGTTCCAAAAATATTATGAAAATCAATTT